ATATGTAAATTGCACAAAAAACTTCCCACATAACACTGTTATCTTGTGCAACTTGCACAAAGATTTTATGTCAATAGGCAAAGTGTACAAAATTTATGAATGGTTAGAGTGGATTTATTGTGCAAGTTGACTATGAATTGAATGTCAATAGTAATATTGTACAAAATTTGTGTGATATGTTTGGTGAGTTTGTATATTGACATATATTAAATGGTGATAAATCGGCGTTTTGCCGATATACTATATATATTAGATGTGATATAATGTATTAGAAAAGGAGTGTTAGATATATGACAGAAATAGTGTATACACCAGACTATGTAAGAAATACATTAACCGTAGACCAACAGAAACAGATATATCGTCGATATAGAAAAGCGGCGAACGCGCGTTTAGCGCGTATTAAAAAAACAGAGTTTATCAACTCGGAATTTTATCAGCGACACAAAAAGCCATTTCCGGCGGTTTCGGAAGTGAGTGAAAAAAATCTGCCCTATCTTTTAACAGATGTAGCCGATTTTTTGGATAGAAAAAACACTACATTACGTTATCAACGCGCACTGAAAAAAAGTAACTTAAAATCTTTCCGCGCGTCTGGATTAGACATTGAAGAAAGTGACTACTGGGATTTTGTTAATTTTTTGAATGCGTGGCATGATAAAAACCTAGAAAGTCTTTACGGCTCGGAGCGCGTCTATGAGGTATTAGAGGACGCAAAAGAGAAAAAATTAAAATTAGAAGATATAAAAGACAATTTTGAAGACTGGCTTAAAAATGAAAAGAAACTATCAAAAATTAAACTTGTTAAAGGAAAAGATAGTGATTATTATTTGAGGAAGTTAGAAAATGATAGAAAATAACGGATTAATAATACATGAATATAGCGCGGATGATTGCACGTCTTTATATCTATATGTTAGAAATACTGATATTGTACCGCGTCAGCGTGGAAATCAAGGAACGCGTTACTCTCATTATTACTACAAAAACTTGGTGTGCGCATTTGACATAGAAACGTCAACTTTTACAGAAAAAAACGCACCGCGCTCAGATTTAGTTGATAACTCTTTTTGTTATATATGGCAAATGTCAATCAATAATGATTTTTTGATTATAGGACGCACGCTTGAAAGTTTTATAGATTTTTTAAATCAAATTGATAAGAATTTAATGCGTGACGAAAAACTAGTAATTTATGTTCATAATTTAAGTTATGAATTTCAATTTTTGAGCGCGCTATATCGTTTTAATTCAAGTGATGTTTTTGCGATAAAAAAACGTAAGGTGCTTAAATGCTTAATGTCGGATAGCTTTGAGTTTAGATGCAGTTATTTACATTCGAATATGTCACTTGCTCAATACACTAAAAAAATGGGCGTTGAACATCAAAAACTATCCGGCGCGGATTTTGATTACGAAAAATTGCGCTATCCGTGGACAGATTTAACTGATTATGAAATAGCATATTCTATATATGATGTAGTAGGACTTGTGGAGTGTCTTAAAAAAGAAATGGAGATGGACGACGATACACTCTATACTATTCCGCTTACATCAACGGGCTATGTTCGGCGCGATGTTAAATCAGCGTTAAAATCAATAGGGCGAGCATATCTTAAAAATATAGAAATTGACTACCATATATACGTCTTGTTAAAAGAAGCGTTTCGGGGCGGTGATACACACGCTAACCGTTATTATAGCGGAAAAATTATAAAAAACGCGCATAGTGCGGACAGGTCGAGTAGTTATCCCGATGTAATGGAAAGCGACCTCTATCCTATGTCACAATTTGCGCCGATGGAAGAACCGGACAGCGATACAGTGCTTAAGTATTTAAATGTTTATAATCGCGCTTTACTTATGCGCGTTAAAATATCGGGATTGTGTCTTAGAGATATTAGACATGGTTGTCCTTATCTAACAAAAGATAAAAGCCGAAATATAGTAGGTGCTGTATTTGATAACGGACGCATATTAGAGTGCGAGTATCTAGAATGCACATTAACAGACGTTGATTTTAGGATAATATTAAAAGAGTATACGTTTGACGCTATTGAGTATATAGAGGTATATCATGCTCGATATGCGCCGCTACCGCAACCGATAAAAGATGTTATCAACAACTACTATTTGAAAAAAACAGAACTTAAAGATATAGACGGTCAAGAGGTATACTATACTAAATCAAAAAATAAATTAAATTCCTGTTATGGAATGATGGCGCAAGACGTTGTTAAACAGGATATGGTCTATTCTGATGAATATGAACAACTGTTTGAAGAAGCAACCGAGCCGCCGGAAAAACTGTTTGAGAAATCAATGAAAAAAAGGTTTTTAAGTTACGCGTGGGGCGTGTGGGTGACAGCGTGGGCTAGATATGCTCTACATCAAGCAATCTGGATAGTTAATGATACACCAGACGCGGACTTTCTCTATTGCGATACAGATAGCGTTAAATATATCGGTGATGTGGATTTTTCCGCGTTTAATAAAAAAGCGCGAGAGAGGTCTAAGAAAAACAGAGCGTGTGCTAGAGACAAGCACGGAAAAATACACTATATGGGTGTATATGAGAGTGAAAAAGATATGCTAGAATTTACTACTATGGGTGCTAAAAAATATGCATATACTACACAAGAAAAAGATGTTATAGCCCTGCATTTAACCCTAGCGGGCGTCGGAAAAGAGGACGGTGCTAGATATCTAGCGGCGCACGGCGGACTACAATCTTTTAAAGACGGATTTCTTTTCCCCGAAAAAAACGGCGGCGGACACGAAGCCGTTTATAATGATACTACTAATACTACTATCAATATAGACGGTCATATGTTAAATATTGGACGGAATGTGTGCATTAAAGACAGCACGTACACACTAGGTCTATCTGCTGATTATGCTAATTTGTTAAAAGGATACGAAAATTACAAAAAATAGCGCGGATATTTTAGTTATTGTTACTACTTGTAATTTAGAAGAAATCTGGTATACTAATATATGTAAGATAAGAAAAAAATAAAAAGGAGAAAAAGAATGGAAAAAGAGAAAAAAATTGAAGTAAAACTCAGAAGCTATCGTGTGCGCGAAATTTATGAAATCGGCGGTTCGGTCGGTTCTACCGAATACCAGATTACTGATAGACTTGATAAAAGGGAACTTATGCGCCGCGCAAAAGAACTCAATAGCGACATCGAACGCCGCATTATCGCGGTTGAAACGATAGGTAGTGTTATAGAAACCTATTTAGTACCACTGTCAACTGTATTAAGTTGCGAAAAGAAAAAAAACGAGGATGAAAAGGAGAATTAAAACATGAAAAAATATGATTTTTTAAAGAGCGGAAAAGAATTAAAAGGAGCGGAAAAATATCGTTATTCTCAGGGCGCCGAGAACACTAAGCTTAAAGATTTAGCCGATAAGACCATTAATGTGAAAAACTGGGCTATAATCGCGCAGAAAGACATTGATGAGAGCACCGGAGAGGTTGAAGAAGAAAAGTTACTGCTTGCTATTGAAGATAGCAAAGGCACTGTCGCGGTAACAAATTCAGCTACGGCGCGTGAAGCGTTTAGCAACATTGTTAGCTTTTTGGCTGACGATGGCGTAACTGAAAAATTTGATATTAAAGTAGTTACGGGTAAGTCAAAAAACGACCGTGAGTTTGTGACGGTAACACTGTAAAAGGAAAAAAACAAAAGCCCATCTTATGGTGGGCTTTTTTTGATAGGAGAAAAAATATGAATATATATAATGAAAAGGGTTATTTAATAATTGACAAGCTAAATAGCTTGAATACCACATTTAATTTGATTACAGGCGGACGAGGTACTGGTAAGACTTTTGGCTTACTTGAATACGCGATTGACCGCGGTATTAAATACATATATTTAAGGCGTACACAGACAATAGTTGATTTGATAAGCAGTGATGATTACTCGCCGTTAAAGTCATTAGCAAGGGTTAAAGGTCTTGAGTGCGCTACTAAAAAAATTAATAAATATGTGTCCGCCCACTATATTGGCGACAACCCAGAGCCGGTCGGCTATTGCATGGCACTATCTACGTTTAGCAATGTCCGAGGATTTGATTCGACCAATATTAAATGGATAATTTACGACGAGTACATACCGGAGAGAAACGGACGTCCGATTAAAGGTGAGGGCGACGCTTTCCTAAATTGTTATGAAACCATCAACAGAAACCGGGAATTAGATGGCGAAAAACCTGTTAAAGTATGGTGCGCCGGAAATGCTAACAATCCGTCAAACCCTATATTTATCAGTTTAGGCGTGGTTAATATCGCGCGGCGAGCGCAAGAAAAAAAACGTGAAATAACCATATTGAGAGACAGGTCTATTAGTTATATTAATTTAGTCGATAGTCCAATATCAATAGCAAAAAAAGAAACCGCGCTCTATAAAGCGTCAAAAAATGCACAGTTTAACGCCATGTCTCTTGATAATACTTTCGGCAATGTGTCGGAAGATATTAAGAGCATTAATTTAAAAGGACTTAATTGCATAGTAGCGTTTGATGATATATTTGCTATTTACACATTAAAAAACGGTGGGTATTATATATCTGAACATATCAGCGGAACTCCGGCAGTGTACAATACGTCGGATATTGATGTTAAACGATTTAAAATCAAGTATCAAAAAGTAATGACTGCATACGCGCGAAACACTCTTACTTTTGAGAACGACTTTTGTTTGGCGGTTTTTACTAATATTTTAGCGTGATTTTTGTATATATTTACTACTTGTAATTTTAAAGAAATCTGCTATACTAATATATGTAGTAAGGAACTAGCAAATAAAAAGGAGAATGAGAAAATGAAAAAACTCAACAAAAATATTGCAAGAATGGTTTATAGAACTGGAGCGTATGACACTAAAAAATATCACTACTGGGAAGATATGGAAAAAGGTTGTGTGTACAGATGCGCGATAGAAATGTTAGATACAACGGACATATTAGACGCGCATAATCATGAATTTATTTGCACACATAAAGAATTATGCGATTTAGCGTTTTAATGGGGGATGGGAATGCGAAAATTTAACGTAATGGAAAATAGTCATATATCCAAAGATAAAGATAACCCGATATATCAGTTAGTAGATGTTATAGTAAGGGATTATTACCCTACGGATTTAGCCGCCGATTTTCATATCGACGAAATAACAGATAGGAATCCTATGTTAGTAATAATGTCGTGTGAGGAATTAGTAGTTAATGTTACTAGCAAAAAAGGCGGTATGTCATGCTCCTTTAAAATATTTAATCTTATGCGCGACAGTCAAAACTACTATTTAGAGACCGTAGACGATACTAAACTAGTGTTTAGCAGACACGCGTTCAAGGTGACAATAGAATAGTGACAAAAAAGAGGACTAAAAGTCCTCTTTTTAATTAGGCGACTGTAAATTCTATATTGACTTGCCAATTATGTGCTCCGCCCGCGCTTACTCCATCAATCGTAAATTGATAATAACTTTCACCTTTATTAAGGAGAGTTGCGCCGTGGTTAATTCCGTCCACGTTGCACGCTGTGACAGCTATATTGTAGTTGTTACCGTTTAAATGCGGCGGAAATGTAGCGGTCACATAGATTTTCCCCGCGCTATCAGCCGGAGCAGTGCCGACTATGCTCTGCACAAAATGGTTTTCAATTACGTTTAATCCAGGGATGCCGCTATTATTAGCACATCCTGTTCCACACCTTAAGTTAGCGTCATTATTTGGCAGATAAGTAAGCCATGTGGATTCTGCATTGGTGTTCTTACGAAATCGTGTCTTAAGATAACCGGCATATGTAGTGTAGTTACCGGAAAAAGTTACTTCCATTTGCGAAGTCACACCGCCGTTAGTATATCCCGCGTCGTCAAGTATTAATGCATAACCAGTAGTGCTGTGGCTGAAAAGCGAGTTGCTAACTCTTAATGCCTGTCCGCCCCGTCCGGCATACGCTGAATTGTGCGCGTAAATACACTCTTTTGTAAACGCGTAGAGATAACACCGCTCTACACGCAACTGTGTATTGATACCAGAACCATATCCGATACATGTACCGCCCTGAATAAAACAGCCGTCAAAACGGATAACACCGCTAACCGTTGTATCAAGCGGGTCAATGTGTATCGCGTATGTGCTACGGTCTCTATTAACTATCACTAAATCTCGGAACGTTAAATCGCCCTGCGCGTGAATAGTACAGTCTGGATATGCGCCGCTGTAAGTAATAGTAGTATACCAACCGGCTACACCTTGAAAAGTGATACCGTGTATGTCGTTCAGCACCAACTGTTCTTTATATGAGCCGGGAAATATTAAAATGGTATACGGATTACCGATAGATACATTTTTACTTTTGCAATAATCCACTGCGGCATTAATAGTGCTAAACATAGCACCGCTTTTTTTACCGACAGTAACAATATTCGAGCCATCAACATAGACTTTTTCCATAAGAGACGTTAAACTGTTAATCTTGTTGTTAATCTCCCCTAAAAGTGTTTGGTTAATTAACGCTCCCATAGTGCCGTTATCAATCAAACGTTGAATTTCAGCGGCAATAGCACTATCCACATCTAACGATGAAAAATAGTTATTGACATACTCTTTTAACTGCTCAAAAGACAGACCTAAATCTGATACCTTTTTAACACACTCTCTGACCTGTTCTAAAATCCAGTCGGCATTTAACTCATGAAAATTCGCGTAGGGAAAATTCTGATAACTCATATAATATATCCTCTCTTTCTTTTATATTAATAAATTCCAAGACAAAATTCGCGCATAAAATCGTCACAAATTCTGTCGTAAATGTTAAATTCTGCTATCTCTCTTTCTTGCTGTATCATTGACTGCGTAGTCATTGTACCGATGTTACCATGTACGCGCCCACTATGTGTAGCGTTTTTTGAGCGGTCACTTGTAATGTCCGCGGAACTACTGCTATTACCGTCGCGCGTGAAGCTAATATCGGGGCGTTCATAATTGATGACGCGCCGCTGTCCTGTCTGCCATAAGTCCGTGGTATTAAACGCGGTTTGGTAGTCATCTTCTTCTCTGTCGGTTTGAGTAACACCCTTATCTTGCCCGTGTCCAAAATAATTATCCCTTGCCGATTGACTATTTTTATCGGCGTTTTTTTCCGTGTCCGACCATTCCTCGTTTCGGTCATAGTTTTCAATCGGGTTATAGTCATATTCGGTGGTAGCGTACAGATGTTCCCACACATCCACGCGAGACGCCGACCAATATCCGATATACTCTTTTAACAAGTTTGGCTCTGCGTATAATATCTCCATTTCAGCCGACTGCAATAGTAGCTGATTTATTAACACATTTTTATCTACTTTTTTAGGCAGATTAAACCTATCAAAAATAGTGCTGTCATGGTTAAATATCCCCAGTAGACTTATCCACATTTACCTCTCCCCCCTTTTCCAATTCCGGCGTAAAACGCCAGTCAACGCTTAGTTCCGTACCAAACATTTTATTCACGCGCGCGTATCCCTCTTTTAAGTTCTCAAGCCATAATGCCGCAAGCGAATATGTATCAACGTTGTTAGCGTTTACCTCGTCCACTATCAGACGTTCTTTTTTTGACGTATTTGCACTAGGTATGCCTATCATTGTATTAAAAAGCATATCAATTTTATCGAGCGCGGAAAGAGTTTTGTCTGCTATGAAATTCTGCGCAACATTAAGTGTATCAATCTGCGCGGTAGGTTTATCAAATCTTGTGTCTAACATTTTACGGTCTAAAAAAACCGCACTTTCACCGCCATAAATCTTATCCATCATTTTTTTAAATGTCTGTGCCTGTGCGTTATTGCTACAAGTAAACAGATAAGATATGTGGCTGTTTAGCAGATTGATATCCGTAGTCTGCATAGCAAGTGTACGCATATCAGCAAATGTGCTAACAATATCAATCGGTGACGTATAATCGTACTGCAATTTAACCAATTCACAATCGACGCCTATTCGCGGTTCTAAAATTCCGGACAAAAGCGGGTTAGCAATCTGACAGTGTGTGGGCTGATACATCACATTATAACCACTCAAGCCACAGTACTGCGGAATTACACCAAATTTATCTGTATTAACCACGCAAAAAAAACCAGTGCCATAGAGTGTGTAAAGCACATAATTTTTATCCCAGTTGCGAGGAAACTTATGTTTGAATACGCTTAATAATTTACTAAAAAAATACTTTTGGTTAAAGTAAAATGTAATGTTATCGCGGCTATGGATTTGCGATGGCATAAAAAGACCGTTATACGCGTTAATACATGCGTAGTCTGCCGGACTATGATTATTCATAAAAAAAGCCCCCATTCATATAGTTTTTTATCGCGGCTAGTTCCCCCGCGTATCCGTCTATTGCTATATCGGCATCGTTAACAAGAATATAACCAGATATAGTGTTTATCTGTCTTTTTTGCATAAGCGGTCTGCCTAAATCAGCATTATCTTCGTCTACAATGTGCGTGAAATCACAATAAAGATGTGCGCTTTCATCAATATTCCCAAAAAAACCTTGCGACCCGACCTTAGCAAACTGCGGGAGCCATGTTTTAACCGCGTTAGAAATAAGCGACGCTCCTTTTGTTGGTTGTAATGCTCCTAACACTGTTTCCGTACCGAGACTTACAGCTTTTTCAAAATTGCTGTTGCCTATACCGTCACTAATCTCATAACCGCTAGTCAAGAGTTCCGCCGTTGATGTTAGCGGGTTATTGGCACCCTGTGCCAACGAGAGTGAGACACCTATCTGCGCGTAGTCTACTCTTAAAAGAGCGCCGCCGCTAGTAACGGTCATACGCGCATAACCGCTTGTAACATCACAATGTATGTCAATGTTAATCTTTCTGTCATTGCTAAGATAATTCAAGTCAAGCGGTATTTGCGCAAAAGGCAGACAGCTAATCTGCGCTCTTGTATATGGCGCATAGTTTAAATACGCTCCGCGCGTCTCCGCTTGCGGGTGCTGTGGTACGTCAAGCACGATGTTTCCAAGACCGATATTTGCGCCGGCTATTCTGCGAGCACTAGCACCTGTTACAGTCCAAAAACCGACTTTAACGCTGTCGACATTAACGGCGGGCACTTTAAACGGCACCCATATACAAGAAGTGACATACTGTATCGGATTTAAATATGCAAAGGCGATATTGTCGGTAAAATCGTAATTTCCCTCTGTCAAAAGCCACGACATAAAAAAGGCTATCTCCGCCAGTGTCATAACGTAGTATGTCACGCAACCGGTTTCCGATACTGAGCCATTTATAATACCCACGATAAAAGAGCCGGACGCTAAATCCGCCGTCATACCGCTAGCGACAAAAGTATGTTCATGTGTTATGTAGTTTTTAGCGGGATACATATTGTCAATCACATTTCCGTCCGATGTGGCACTACATCTTAATATGTACTGGGTCGATGTGCCAATATAATCGCGAAATGAAGCTAGTACGTCAACACTCATTGACACGACCCACTGACCTTTTTCCGATATCCAGTCATTAATGTAATAATAACGCTTAAAATCTGGAATATATGCATAATTCCAGTTAACTGGATTTAGCGGCGTAGTACCACTTAAAAGCGTTATACGGACAGTAGGACTTATGATACCGCTATCCTCTTTTAAGACACCCTCATAAAAAGTGAGGGTGTCAGCACGCGGCAACAGTGTACTGTTGTCGCGCTTTGAAAACTGTGTAAATCCAATTCTCATTGTGACACCGCCATTCTAATCTAATAAAAGCACTATTCCGTTTTCCGTAAAATCGTTCCAGTAGCGATCCGTGAAATGGAAATACATGTTGGTGTAACCACCCGCCGCGTTAAACGGCGTAGGCTGTGCCCACTGACTAATGGTAGTATAGCCCATAGCTTCTACATCGCAAAGCACACCGAATACGTTTGACTGTGTAACAGTTTCGACTTCGGTCGTCACAGTACCGTCCGGTAACATATAGGTCGGCTTGTTTTCAATGCCCATCGGTGTTTTAATAGATTGCCAAAAATTAACCAGTTCTGTATATGCTAACTTCAAGTAGGATGGATTAAAAACGCTTGACAGCACAGAAGCTTCAATATTCATGTATTCTGGCGAATACAAATAGAGCGTCTGCTTACTTTTTGGTGTGTGCCGGTGTATATCATGGTCTGTAACGTTGATATGGTACTGTGTAGTACGCTCTGTTAAAAGATTTGAAAGCGTACCAATGTAAGCGTAGACCCATTTAATAAATGGTGCATAATTATCCGGCTGTTTGACTGTATCTGCTGTGAGTGCTAAACCTGTCACATCGTTATATTTAGTGATAAGATGAACCACGTTATCCGCATCACCCTTAATTTTGCCAGTAATAAAATTAGCAACCGTCACGCGCGCGATTGATTCATGCGCTTGTTCAATTTGGTCGGATATGTTCTGAGCCATAGCCGCTAAAAAACGACCAAACTCTTCCATGCTTGAAAAAGCTATGTCCAACTGGTCACGGTAAACGGTATAGTAACGCTCGAACGTTTCCGCCCCATAAAAATTAGTCTGCAATACCTTTAATTTGTTGACCTTGTACATATCAACGGACTGTCCATCCGGCAAATCATATCTCTGGTCGTCGTTAAAATCACCATCGCAAATATTGATTTTACGAACATGATTCCCGAAACGTATAGCGTCTGCTTCGAGACCTTTAAATTTACGCTCGTAGGGGCGCACTGAAAAGATAGTGCGAGATAACACCTGTGAGATAGCTTTAAGGGTAACATCATAGTCTGCTTTTAAAGCTGTGGTCGCGACACTGACAAAATTAGCCGGTGTTACTACGCCAATATTTTTCTTACCGGAGTAAATTTAAAGGTCTCCATTCAATACTGCGCTTGTTTGCTCAATCGTTAATGTGTCCATTATTCACTCTCTCCTTTTCGTGGCGGATTAATGATGGCGGCTAACGCGTCATCTGCTGTCATTGGTTTAGGCTGTTCGCTATGCGCCAACGCGCCAGACTGAACCGCCTGTGTTAATGCTTTAATCTGTTCGCTAAAACTGTTAATATCATACTGCTGTGTCTGCGTATAGTCGTTCCAGTGTCGCGGAGAATATGTCGGCATCTGCTGTGTCGGCATCTGCTGTGTCGGCATCTGCTGTGTCGGCAGATGCCGACACAGCA